CTTTAAAATCTTGACCTTGAGGAGTGTCTAAAAAAGAAACACCATAAGTTCCCATTTGCGACCACAAGCTAGGGTATTCTTGTTCATAACCATAGTGTTGATAGTTTAAAAAAGGCGTTTCTATTGTTAAACTATTTTTAAGAGGCTGATCTAAATAATCTGATTGACCTAATTTATCATCTTTAACTTTTTCAACCATTATTTTTTATTACATTCTATTGTAAGAAATGTTCCAAAAATTCATCCAAGAATCAAATTGTGTTTGTAAATTTTGTTCTGCAAAATAATAAGATAATCTCATTAATTTATTTTTAGCGTATCTAAAATCTCCATTAATTAAATCTTCATAAAAAGGAGTTCCTACTCCTATAACTTTTTCCCAATTATCATCAGCTGCAATTATATCTTTAATAACAAAACCATAATTGGGTGGTAATATTACTCCAGTTTTATCAATACTAAATGTATCATTATAAACATCTAACATAGTAGCATTGTGTTGATTTGATATTTCTATCATTTCTTCTTCTGTTTTTGCTTCAGTAAACTTTTCTGGATAAAATTTCATATTATGTTGCATCAACATAACATCTTGAGAATTTGCAAATGTAAAATCTAATTCTTCTTGAATAGTTTTTTGAAAACCATCAAATTCGTTTGCTAATAAAGTTTGTAATTCTGTAACAGTATTTATTTCTGTTTTATCAAACCATCTTGTTCCTTCAAATAAATTTGCAAAATATCCTTCTTGACCTGTAATAATTCCTTTTAAAATATTTTTGTATGTTTGTTTAACTTCATCAGGAGCATTGGATATATCATTTATAAATTTATCAAAATTAGGATTTATTGTTCCTTTTGAAGTAGATAATTGTTTTAATGCTCCAATAAGAACTTGTTCATAATTTTTAATATTTTGTGTTTCTGCTAAATTTGGCCCATCAGAAACTTCAAACATTGGAGTTCCATCAATAACATGATCTATCCATTTGTTTAAAACTGAATTATAATCAAGAGAAGCATCATATGTAAATTGATTATTAGGAAACCATTCTATAGGCATTCCATTTTTTGTTATTGTTGTCCACGATCCATCTCCATCCCAATCTATCATTATGTTCCAAGATGGATTTTCTACATCCATTGTGTCACTTACAGGTGATAATTTTATTTTATTTTCTTTCCATAAACTCATGTAACTCATTTTAAATTTATCCCATTCTTCTGTTGGAACTGAATCTGCTGGTAAACCAAACCATGTAAGTGTTGCATCATTTGGATTGTTTTCAAATTCATTTAAAATAGATTTACCAATAAAAGCATTAGCATTTTGCATAATTAACTCAGGATTGTTTGCATATTTTCCATCCATTATTAATCTTTCAGGTGCTTGATCTGTAAAAACAAGAGCATTAGGATTATCAGCTAAATACAAAACACTAGATGGTGAAATATCAGGATTATTTGAAAGCCAATTAATTCCATCTTTAAAAGTAGATTTTAATGCTCTTTCAAAATCATTATTTTTCATATTTTCTTGTCTTAAATGTCTATGAATATTTTGATCAATATATTTTTCCATTAATTGAACAACACTTGTTGTCATTGATATATTTTGACCTTTGTAATTTGCACCACCAAAAAAACTTGTAAAATAATCTTTTATTCCTACTGTATCTTTATGCAGAACTAACTGGTCTAAATTTCTTTCACCCCCCCATTTACCAGTTATAGCTGTATCAATTAAAGCACCCCAAGCATGAATTGATGTCAAATCTTCTCTATCTATTGCATCATCTAACAATTCAGATAATTCTGCATCCATCCATTGATAACCACTAATATCTCCACCCATCCATCCTTTTTCAATGTGATCTTGTTCATACCATTTTGTAAAGTTTTCTAAATTATCTTTTACAAAAGCATTTTTAGGGTGCATCATATCGTGCCATATACCACCAGCAACACTAAAACTTCCTTTAGATGATATGTACGCATCATGAACTTTGTTTAAAGCTATACTAATATCTTCGGTCATATTTGTAGGATGTGATGTACCAAAAGAATAATTTTTAATTATTGCCATTCCAACAATATGTTTTTGATTAACCTCATCTTTCATATCTAACATTGATGCTTCTGAAAAATAATCTGCAAATTCGTTTGGCATTAAATATTCTTTTTTCATAACATTTAACCCATTCATTAAATTAACATTATTTAACATTGTAGCTTCATCAAAAACATCTAGTGTTACAGAAACTACATCTAAATCTAAATCCCCAAATGCTTGTTTAACTACATATTCTTTCATTAATGCTAGTGGTTTTTTATTTGCCAAACCCAATGCTTTTAAATCTATTGAATTTGCTTTGTTAATAAATTCAACATCATCAATAGTTCCTCTAATTCTTTCGTGAATTAATTTATGAAAATTTACTTTATGTTGTTGTTTATTTAAAAATTCATTTACAGCTTCATTATCTGTTTCCCATTTCATTTCTGATTTATTATATTTTTGAAATATTTTATCTAATTCTGGTTTAGAATAAATTCTATCTGATAAATTTGTTAAATGCTCATTTGCTTGTGTTATTCCATTATTAATTTCAGCTTGTTTTTCTTCGTTTATTTTAATTTCGTTTGTTACCCACTCATTATATTTTGTGTCAATAAGACCATCTACTTCTTCTATTATTTTTTGTCTTTGATCTAAATTTAATATTTGTTCATCATCAGTAATAAAACGACTTGTATTTTTAGATATTATATCAACAATATCATTAACACTTTTTGTTGAAAAAGATGTATATTCAAATTTCATCATCATTTTATCTATATCATCTGCTGTTGGAATTTGATCTCGTGAATATAATTCTAAAATACCTTTTGCTAATTGCAAATTTTCTTCTGTTACTTCTTCCATTATAAAATTAGTTAAAAAATGAGATACAAATGCTTTATCTCTTTCGTATACATAATCGCCTATTAAGTTTGTTAAATCTTCTTGTGTTTTTTTATTACCAACAGTTCCTAAAATATTAGTTTCATAACTTCCTATTCTATCAGTTAAATACTGCATAATACTTTCTTGTTGAATAAAATACGTTTTTAAATCATCAAGGTTATCTATGTTAGAAACTAAAACGTTAGATTGAACTTTAGAATTTTCTAATGTTTGTGTTAAATTAGACCATGTGTTTCTGTTTAATTTATCATGATAACTTTTATTAATTGTTTTGTGATAAGTTATACCAAGACTACTAGCTTTTTCTGCAAATTTTAATTGTCTATTTTGGTCAAGCCAATCACCACCTTTTTCTAATATAGATTGATAAAAAGCGTCTAATTGTGTTTTAAATTCTAAAGGGTTATCCCAATGTTTTAAAGATAAATTATATGCTTCTTCGTTTAATGCTATTATATTTAAACTTAAAGCATTATCCTTTCTTGCTTCTTCTTGTGCTAACCATTCTTTTTCAAGTTCTTCTTGTGCTTTAATCCAATCTTTGTTAAGTTTTTGAGATTCTTTATCAAAATTTTTTATATCCCCTTCAAGTAAGGTAATTTGATTTTTTTTAGTTTGAACTTCTCTTTCATAAGCTAATTGATCTTGTCTATCATTAGAATTAATAATTTCACCTAAAACATTAATAGGATTTTCTAACGCATTAAATGAAGGTGCATTAACTTTTATATTAGAAGGATTAACTCCTTGTATTAATCGTTTGCCTCTATTTAACTGAACCATTAATCTCTATACTTTCCATAGAAATTATTTTGATAAGTATACCAATTTTTATTTCTCCATAATAATTTTTTGTATCCCATATAAGAAGTTTTTTTCATATCTTTTAAAATTTCAGTTTGTTTTTTTAATTCTTTTAATTGTTTATTTCTATATGCTTTTTCAGTATCTTTATTTTTAGTATAATTTTTATGCGAATAATAAATAGAACCAAGATCAGTAACTAAATTTATTTCACTCATTAACATTTGATCTTTTAAATTTTTTAATGAATTATTAATTTCATTAACTGCCATATTAGTAGAAATTTTATTCATGTTTATATCTTTATCTCTTTGTGTTTCTACTCGTTCTTGTATTGCTCTAAAAGATGCACTATCCATTGGAGCATAACCTCCAGTTGATGCAATAGTATAATTGTTGGCTAAAGTTTCTTCTGATATGTCGTTAATTTGATTTGCTGTTGATTCACCATTTAATTTAGCAAGTAATCTATTTGTATGTAATTTTTGTAATTGTTGTCGTCTTACAAATGGAAAATTTAAAACAGTTTGTCCTGTTTGCATTAACAACATAGCTGTAATTGGATCGATTGCCATTAGCTAAACTGTACCTCCAAAGCCATGCCCAATACCTTAAGTGGTAAAGGATCATTTTGTGTAATTGTTACTGTTGGCGACTTATCGTATCCCAAAAAGTAAAACTCTTTTTTTCCTGATTGCTTTGTCAAATCACTTCCTATCGTAAATCCACTTTGTAAAATTACCAATTCATGAGCCGAAGCTGTATTTGGTGATTTTAATGATACATCTAAAGCATCTTCTACATCTAGTATGCAACGCACTATTCTCCTACTTTGACCAGTAAGGTTACCAGTTTCCGTTTCTGCATCTACGGGCATAGTTTCCAAATTAGGCGTATAGTTAAATCCTACATTTACATTTGTAGGTTGAGGACTAACTGTAAATGTTAATGTATCTGAACCTGATACTGTAAATGAACCAACAGACGAATTACCTGATACAGTATTAACGACTTCATTTGTATAAATGCCGTTAACTGTATGTAAAAATCCTTTTGTAAAGGTAATTGGTGCATTATCAGAAGGAGTAGAAGCTAAATTTTGATTTAACGTACAAGTATAGCTACCTCCTCCATTATTTGTAATAGCTGTAATTCGGTAAGTACCTGTTACGCCATTTATTGTAAATTCTTCTTGAATTTGAGGATTAGAGGTTAATCCATCTATAATTAAAGTAAGCCCTGATTGTGAGCCACCTTGTACTAGAGGAGTGCCACGTTGGGATAATGTGGAAGTGGTGGAACAATCAAGGCTCGTAGAATCATCTTCTGCAAACTTTTCTAAAGTATATGTTGTTACGCTGTTTAATGATCTTTTACAAACAGCAAATAAATGTTCGTTAGCTGATACAACAGAATGAAATGTATCTCCTGTTCTTGTGGTCCATAATGTCCAACCAGCAATTTCTTCTTCTCGTATAGAATGAAATACTGCAAGTGTACCATCTGTGTTAGTTAATACAGCTATTTGCTCAGGTCTTGTAGAACTACCACTTAACATAGCAATATCTTTAGGAGTATTAATTAAATGATTTGCTAATACCGATATGTTAGTAGAAACATATCCAGCTTCACTATCTGAATAAATAAATTCTCTTACAGCTTTACCATTTTTTTGCGTAAAAATAGATGCACCATCAAAAAGGATAGGACGAGTTCTACTACAACCATAAGGAGTTTGTCGTCTAAATACAATGTTGCTTGGAGTAATAGCACTTGTATCAGATGATGTTGGAATAATATACTCGCCACTATCTGTAAATAATTGTAAATTAGAACCAGAATATAAATGACGTACTTCGTTAACTTGATCGCCACCAACAGCTACATCAATTCCTTCACTTGCTAATCCAGTTCCCACACTAAAATTAAAATAATCTCCTACATGAGAAGCATTTACGGACGCTGGTTTTGATTTAACGCCTCCAATCCATAAACGATTGTCGTGAAATGTAATTGCTTGAGGATACCCTCGTCTTGCAGATATTAATTGTTCATCCCAATCTGATTCAGCACTTGTTCCTCCAAGTGTTTCTCTAACAGTTGCATTAACTTCTGTGCCAGAAGTATATCCTGTTATATCGACTTCTTTTTTATCTAATCGAACAGTATCTCCTACCCAGTTGGCAGTAAATATACTGGTAGATGCTGTTAATGTAATACTACCAGAAGTTGCAGATGGTGTTAATGTAACACTTGCATCTTCATATTTATAATATGGTTGATAACGAGGGTAGCCAGAAGAATGACTTGCAAAGGTAAAAGCTGATACAGTAAAGTTTGTAGCAGATGTTCTAACTATTTTTCTTATAGGATTATTTCTATGTGTAATAAATACCGTATCACCAAACTGTGCTAAATTTAATTCAAATAACTGTGCAGTTGTCCAATTACAATTAGAAGTAATATTTGATTGAACAGAAGCTCCATCTTTATCAAAAACATCTAGTCTGTTATTTGATAAAGCAAAAATTGCTATTTCATCTTCTGAAAATACAAATGGTAATAATCTACTTTCTCCAGCTAGTGTTTGTTTATACGAAGTACCTTGTCTACGCATAATGCCACCACTATCCATAATGTACCAATTACGAAGTGTCTTTGCTCCGTTAAAATATGCCTTTGTATCTGTTCTTGTTCTTAATAAAGGATTAAGTTCTCCAGCAGAAAAGTTAGAAAGAACAGTACGAAGTGTTCTTGCCATTTATGTTCCTGTTGATTGTCTATTATTAATAAATCTTGAATGATCGATTTTTTTAGTTGTTCTTTCAGCAGTATCTACATTTTTAGCAATTAAATATTGTCGTTCTGCCATTTCTGCAAATTGCTTTATCATTCCTGAATCTCTAGCAATCGAACCAGCAAATAAACTAGCTAAACTATATTCAAGTGCCAAGATAAAATGGGGAGGAAATTCTGCTTCATCTTGGCGAAAAACGTAGTCACAAATTACGGCACTATTACTGCCATAATTATCTAAAAAAACTTTATCTCCATATCTTTCATATGGAATAACTTTATCATTAACTGTTAATGTAATTAATTGTAGTAGTTCAGGGTTTGTTGGTAATTGATACGCATATTTATATCTACCAGTTGGTTCTGCTGTTAATAAACTTAATTGTTTTTGTTCGGTAGCAAAACGCCATCTATGTCTTGTTAGTGATGCTTTTAATAAATCTTCGTAGACAGTATTACATACATTTGCTTCTGTGCTACCATCTGTAAATGAGGAAATTGTATTAGCTCCAATTAGTATAAGAGCTGTTGAACATATATCTATTTTTGTTGTTGCCATAATACTTAAAACTTGGGGGGCAAAGCCCCCCTAGCTACATTTAAGAAAGGAGTACAGTTGTAACAGTTGAGCTTGAAGAAGCAGATACCATAAGAATATCCACTACTCCGTTAGAGCCACCACTATTTACAAAAATAATATCACCAGCAGACAATAAAACATAATCAGCTAAAAAATAATCAGCGTCATCTATTGTACCGATAGCATCTCCGTCTGTGTAGTACCAAAGAGCATTAGAATCTCCCATTTGAGAAATCTTTTTTATTGGATTAGTAGTTGCATAAGCCATAAAAATCTCCTTTACTCAGCACAAAGCTGTACTCTAACAGCATCACCGTCAATAGCTACACAACCCATAGATAGGGAAGAAGTAACTAGGTTAGAAACCTTTTCAGGAATATAGTTAACCTCAGTAGACACATCTTTACCGATACCAAGACCAGTAGAAGATTTATGCCATGCTAAAGTTTTTCTATCAGAAGAAGGTTTACTTAAACCAGAATGAACAAACCATAAGAAGCCCATCCATCTCTTTGCAGTAGATTCACCATTAGTGAATGGTAATTGATCCGTACCAACGTATTCGGCACGAGAGAATTGGTCGATACTGATTAGGTCGCCCCATTGTTTTGGACCAACAGCCCAGTATCTTTGTCCGTCATCAGGAACATCATTAGAAGCAAAAACTTCTTGCATATTTTTTGCTTTAATAAGAGTCATTCCTGTTGCAGATGAATTAACATTGTTTGCAATAGAAGTTTCAGCATCTAATACGTCAATTATGATTTGGTCAGTTTT